CGGACATCGAACGCATGATGCTGTTCCTCCTGCCGGACTGCGATGTAAAGATTTATCTGAAAGGATAAGCCATGAAGAAAATTTTGATTTCTCTGTCCGTGATCGTGATCCTGCTCGGTGCCGCTGGAGGACTGATGTATCTCTTCGGCCAGACGCCGCCGCAGATCAGCGCCGGTAAGCCGGACACCGAACTTGTACATACGCCGGAGGCGATCCCGACTCCGGCACCGGAACCGACGCCGACACCAACTCCGGAACTCACGCCGACGCCGTCACCGGAACCGATGCCGACTCCGACGCCGACTCCGACTCCAACAACCACGCCTGCTTCTGAAGAAAAGAAAGAAGATACCAAAAAGGAAGATGCCGTTCAGACGGACAAGCCGCAGAACACGCAGGAATATAACGGCTGGCCTGCCATCCCGTCGAGCCAGCTTCCTCAGCCGGACGGCCCGGCCAATACTTACGAATATAATGGCTCGACCATCGTGATCACCGGCGGCACGCCGCAGACAGCGGGCAATTTCCTCGGCATCCAGCCGGACGAGCCCACCGCAGTCATTCCCGGATACAATACCGAGTCTGTCGTGACGGCGAACGTCAGCAGCCTTGGAAAACAGATTTTCGATCTGACGAATAAAGAGCGTACGGAGCAGGGATTGAAGGAGCTGTCCTATGCCTACGATCTGCAGGGCGCTGCCGACACCCGCGCAAAGGAAGCGTCGACGCTGTTCTCCCATACCAGACCTGACGGTACTTCCTGCCACGATATCGTAACCAAGGACTATTATGTCACCGGCGAGAACCTGATTATGGCGGACAAGCCTATCGCCACGGCGGAGAATCTTGTCGCGGAGTGGATGAACTCCGAAGGACACCGGCACAACATTCTGCTTGGAGAATACACCGAGCTTGCCGTAGGTGTCTATGAAAAGGACGGCGTTGTATACGCCTGCCAGATCTTCATCGGATAAAAAAAGGAGAATGTCATGAAAAAGTTTCTTTGCGTCCTGCTTGCCGTCGTCTTGCTTTTCGCTCTCTTCGGATGCTCGAAGAACGCAGACGACAAAGAGTTCGATACCAACCGCTTTGTCGTCATTCACGTGACCAGGGGGATGGAATACTATAAGGAAACCATCTTCCGCGACATCGAGACGGATGTGCTCTATCTCGGCGTCCGCGATTCGGTCGGCCATCTTGCTATCACTGTTCTGATGCAGCCTGACGGCACGCCGGTTACCTACAGCGAATACGCTTCGGCGCATACGCTGTCCAAATAAGAGAGGAGGAAACGCATGCTCTTAACCAAACCGATTCAGATTGACGATTTCCTGAAGGCCGTCGAACAGGCGAAGGACAATGTATATCTGCGCTCCGTGCACGGAGACTGCTACAATCTCAAATCTGTCCTGTCAAGATATGTCGCCCTCGGCGCGCTTCTCGGCGAGCACGGCGACGAGCTGGAGCTGTTCTGCGACTCCAAATCCGATGAGAAATACTTCTTCTGCTTCTTCAAGGAGCATCCGGAGGTTCTGTGATGGGAGACCGCAGCGAGGAGCTCCTGCTGGAATGGAAGAACCGCCTCGGCCTGCAGGACTGGCGCATCCTGCTCTGTCCGAAGTGCTCCGAGGATGAGATGTCCATCGAGGATGCGGCCGGCGCTACATCGTGGCAGGAGACCAATAAAACAGCGAGGATCGAGATCCTTGATCCTGCGGATTACGGCGAGCGCGTCGAGCCGATGGACTGGGAGCAGGTGCTGGTTCACGAACTGCTGCATCTGAAGCTGTGCCTGCTCTCCGACAACGGCAACGACCTGATGGACAGGATCGTACATATCCTCATCGATGATCTCGCCCGCGCCTTTGTCGACGCCAAGCGCTCCAAAGAATAGGGAACACGATGACGGTAAATGACTTAAGGCAAAAATAAAATAGGAGAACTTGTATTGGACACTATTGAGAAGAAAACATGGTCAGAATTTCGTGAAACGGGGCTTGTTTGGTTTATCAATTCAATTCTCCATCTGTTCGGATGGGCGATTGTGTTAAGAGTAGATAAAGGCGAGATTCTTGAGGTTTACCCGGCGAGAGTAACATTTCGTGGGTTCAGCGAGGACGTAACATCTGAAGGGTATCGCAAGGTTACAAAATGGTTTACAGAGAATGCTGAGGATTTATACAAGGAATCCGAAATGATTTAAAGCAGACAAAGTGGAAGAAGTCAAATTATATGTAGGAGATTTAGGAAGACTGTTTGTACAGTTTCAAGACGGCGAAATCGCTCCGATTGAAAATTACTATGACTGGATCATGGTGAATATGTCGGAGAAGAAACAGCCAGAGGGCAAAGAGACAGACATGGAACTGTTTCCACCGGTTTCTTGGCACGTTTAATGACACGTAGAGAGCGGTTCGAATCCACCGCTTCGGTGAAGATGTACGACAGAATCGTAACAATTATCCGGTGGCAGAATAGGTAGACGCCTATTAATGCGTAAGATAATTCCATTACAACGCAGTTGGGTAGATTATCGCGTAAGATAATTCCATTACAACGCAGTTGGGTAGATTATCATGTGAGGTGCAAATCCTCCCGCCGGATAAAAAAATATATCCGGACTGGGAGGGTCACGCTCTCGATGAACTTCGGAGCGGCGTCGTAAGACAAACCCATAATCAGACCGGATATATTATAATAGTATAAAGGAGCTTAAAATTTGATATGCGACAGTGATCGGCTGTTGACATACAAAGACTTACAGACTATACTCCATATTGGGAAGAATCGTGCTTATGAACTTCTGAAGTCAGATTGCTTTCCGACAATCCGGATCAACAACCGGTATTACGTCAGCCAAAACAACCTTGAAAAATGGATTAATACATATTCCGGGAAAACGTTTTTGGTTTGAGTATAGTGTATGGATAGTGTATGTTAGATGCAGCCAACGTTTGAAAAGCACCGTAATTACTGGCACAAAATACAGTAACCTCTGCGGTCTTGAAAACCGTTTGTGGGCAACTACACAAGGGTTCGAATCCCTTACCCTCCGCCACTATCCATACAAACTCACCAATTAACGATGGTGAGTTTTGTTTATTATATACAAAAATAGCCTGTTCACAGATTATCTCTTTACTTACATACAAAAATATTGTACCCTTATTTCACTCTCTTTCCTCTGCATTTGTGTATGATATTGAGTATGTTAAACAAGCCTAACAGAAGGAGATATTGTGATGGCAGACCAGGGAAAAAAGCGCCGTGAAAAGGGCTCTGGTGGCATATCTTTACGCAAAGACGGGTCGTGGGTTGGGCGTTATGATGCTGGTGTAAAAGCCAATGGAAAGCGTGACGTCAGAACTGTCTATGCAAAATCCGAAGCCGAATGCAGAAAAAAACTCCGAGCTCTGATTAAAGAGATTCACAGCACAGAATACGTCAGCGTCCAGAAGAAATCTGTCAAAACATATATGGACGACTGGCTTGAAAATGTAAAAAAGAACGAACTGAAGCCGAAAAGCTATGACAGGCTTGAACAGACGTTAAAGTATGATGTCTATCCGTACATCGGAGAAATACAAATTTCCGCCATCAGAAGCGATAACGTGCAAAAGATGATCAACTCAATGAGAGATGCAGGAAAATCGCATTCGAGTATTAAGAAGGCATATGAAGCAGTAAACGCCTGTTTTAAACGCGGCGTCATTCAGAAAACTGTCGCCATGAATCCGGCGGTCGGCGTTTCCATTCCTGGCAAAAAGCAGTTTGCGAAGAAAGAAATTCCGTTCTATACCGCTGATGAAGCGGCAAAACTTACAGCACAGGCGATGTCAAATTATAAGAATGGAAAACGTAGGTATCCCGTCGGAGCGTTTGTACCGTTCTTGATCAACACCGGATTGCGCCTGAGTGAACTTCTTGCTCTTCAGTGGGAACGTGATATCGACTTTAAAAACAGAACTGTAACGGTTCATACTAATGTGGTTTCGGTGAAAGATCGAAGTAAAGAAACCGGATATAAAATACTGGAACAGGACAGCGTCAAAACTGATGCCGGCCAGGACAGAACGATTCCGCTGAATGATGACGCCATTGCATCACTGCTTGATATACGTCAAGTAACCGGAGAAAAGAAGTATGTCATGACGACTGCCGGAGATAAGCTGATGCGGCCTGCGGATCTTGACCAGATGTTCCGTCGTATCGCTGTGGCGTCAGGCATGCCGGAAGAAAAAATCTACGGCGTACATTCGCTGCGCCACACGTTTGCAACGCTCCTGCTGTCCAATGATGTTGATATCAAAACCGTCAGCAAACTTCTTGGACATTCTGATGTTACGATCACATACAACACTTATATCCATGTGATTAAGGAACAGGAAGCAAAAGCTCTGGACGCCATCCCAAAGCTGATTTCAAAATAACGTTTATTATTCTAAACAAAACACATCAAAATATTTATAACGTTAAACGTTATAAACGATCTGCGCGTCAGCGCGTATCTTAAATCTCCGCCCCTTGTTGGCGGAGAAAAATTCGTCATGAAAAGTATATATTTTTTAAGACGAAACCTGATCTGGTATAATCCCGGACAAAACACACGGGAATAACCCCGATCGGTGATAACCTTAAAATAAAGTTATCGATGTTATCCAGATGTGAATAAAACTCAGACCTCGTATGACGCTCAGAATTGCGTTGTACGGGGTCTTTTTTTTACCCATGCACGCGGTCGTCCTCACTCACAAAACTCCGCCTGCGTCAGTTCTGACAGCCACGGCGCAAAAAAATGAGAGGTCACATCACCGCAGTGTATGTGCCTCTCATCTTTCTGGTTTTATCGTAGCCAGTCTACCGTGAGCCCATATGTCTCACATCATTTTCGTGACGTCACGAAAAAGGTGGCGGTTGTAAGACCCCACATCCTTTCGGTCGGGCAGTCCAGAGCTGAGCCGCCGCAGCTTCCTACTTTTCCAATGCTGGCAAGCAGCAAAGTTCACGCCCCTTTCGGGGCGAAGCTACATTGCTTCGTGGTTAGCCCGCCATCCACCGCATCCGTCAGGGATCACTGCATACTGTTTCATCTGGCATCACCCCCTCCGCAAATCTGTTACATCAGATGTCGTAATCCGTCGCGTCGATGGTATAATCCACGTATTTGACAATGATGAAGTCGCTCTTGGCGTACCCCTCGTCATTCAGCATGGACTCGACCTTCTGATCCAGTTCCTGTTCGGTCGCAAACTCGACTGGCCTGATCTCTGTCTCCTCCTCCACAGTGACCTCCTCAGTAAGCCACTGATAGAGAGACGCGAAGTTGTCGCGCTTAGATTTTACAATCATAATGCGATACATGCTCAGATACCCCCTATTCTTCCAATTCATCTGCGTGCTGGCTGATCCAGCTCCTGTGATTGATTTTCAGCTCGCAGATCGCCGCACGTTCACAATTTCTGAAATGATCGATATAACGAACAAAACCGCTTGAAGACTTATCCGGCAAGTCGCACTGCTTATCGTGTCCGATAACGATTACTTTCGAATTCGGCCCAATTCTTGTAAGGATTGTCTTCAGCTGTGATACCGATGCGTTCTGGGCTTCATCGATAATGATAACTGCGTTATCCAGATTGGTGCCGCGCAGGAATGTATCCGTGATACATGTGATATAACCCGTGCCGTTCTTCTGGTTGACCATGCTGTCCGTATTGATTGCTGTATTCGGGTTCTCATTGCACTGGATCAATGCCTGGTAGAATGGTTCGAAGTAAACCGAAGATTTCTCCGTCACTGTTCCCGGGAGATACCCTTGCTTCCGTTCTCCATAAGGAGACATAATATATACGATCCCGTCATAGAATCCGAACTTCACCAGCATAACGGAAACAGCTGTAGCCGTTGTTGTCTTCCCGGTTCCTGCCATGGCGTTTACCATAATGATATCGTTATCCTGGCTCCAGACTGCGTTGGCGAACGCAAGCTGTTCGTCGTCAAGCGTCATACCGAACAGATTCGCCGGTATCTTTTCAGGGGCATCGGATGATACATAAATCTGCGATTTCTTTTTTGTAGCCATACAATCACCCGTCAGATGATCGCGTCGATATCCACATCTTCTCCGACAATATAGTCGGTGAATCCTTTTTCCTTCGCCTCATCGGCGAATAAGTACCATTCGACGCGGAGCTTGCTGTCATACTCCTCTTCTGTGAGTTTCGTATGAGAAAGAATATATCTCTTGATCCGCTCCTCAACCTTCCGGTTGAATTCCATCTGATCCTGCGCCTTCGCTCCGGAGTTCCAAACAAAATTTGAGCCGTCGTGCATCAGATATTTCGCGTTCTTTGTCGCAAAGCGCTTATGACCAGCGAGACCGATCAGCAGTCCCATGCTGTACTGATATCCTGTGTTGATCGTATAAACAGGCGTCTTGCTGCATTCGATCACATCGATCAGTTCAAACCCGGCATCTACGACACCGCCATTGGATACCACATAAAGAAGGATCGGCTTACGCTCTTCAACAGGCTTTCCCTGATCCTCTTTGTTATACTGCATGATATGCTTTACGATGTCAGAGACAGAACACTGGTCGATATCGCATTTCAGAAATAGCTTGCGCTGCCTAAGATCTTTCAGATAAAAGACATCGTCAATCATTCCTGAACCTACAATTTTGTCCAGGTCGATCTCAAACTCGTAGTAATCGTCATCATTCCTTTTCATAGGCGTCCTCCTTTTGCAGAAAGAATCATTGATTCGATCTTAAGATTACAGGAAATCGTTGTCTTCAACACACTTATCGTATGCTTCTGAAATACGTTTGTTTGCGAGAACTGTCTTTTTGTTTTCAAACTCCGGATGATCCTTGCAGTATTGCTCGTATTTCGTAATATCAGAAAGCGTCTGGTCAAAACTTTCCTGTGAATGTTTGATATTGCGGCGAATTTCATCCGAGAAACGCAGGATGCGGATGCGGCTGTTAATCGCTTCCTGCTCCTGCGCGCTCGCCTCAATCTTTTCCTGTTTAATCGATATTTCCTCTACTTTCTTCTCAAACGTAGTCATACGGTTGTTCAGATCCTTATTCATGCGCTTGCCGATCCATTCCAACAGATCTGAGATCGGATTGATCTTAATAGGTGTAAACTCGATAAACAGGGATATGAAAAGAATAATGCTGAATCCGCCGCCGATGAGCTGCCCGATGGTTGCATTCATGACCCAATCCATGAAGTCAACCTCCTTTCAGATGTTAAGCAGCGGCGTCTTTAATTTCTTTGACTGCCGCTTCAATTGCGACATCGACCTGATCAGGATCGAGCTGAATATTGTGTTCCTTCAGGAACTTCTCGACATATTCTTTCTTCTTCTGCCCAAGTCCAGTCCCGGTATAAATCTGCTCTGCGCTCTGAACGGCGAGCTTTACCCAGAACATCGCGTTCTCCCAGTTCTGCTTGGTCGTCTTCGCGCGAAGCAGAGGGATGATAACGGTAGACAGAACGACGCCGGCAAGACCGATCAGCGCCACAATAACCTGAGTCATATCAATAGTCATTTCCTTATCCTCCGATTCTTATCCAACGATTGACGTGTCTTCCCACATCGGGCCCGAATCGTTGTCATAATTATTCCTGTCATCGTAATAATGATCAGGTTTGTTCTTGTTGTATGATCCGACTTTATCCATCATGATCTCCGTAACATCGATGCCGTATATGCTTTTCAGCTTGATCACATTTTCAGCGCAAGCCTTTCGAGAATAGAAGGTAACAATTACCGCCATTACGGCATCTACGCTTGCTATGATATAAACCATCGGAGAGAGATTCTGCGTAATTGCCATCATGACCATGCCAAAGATATTGACAGAAAGCCACATGATGATCGTCAGTACAACAATGATTTTAGAAAATTCAAGCTTTTTCTTTTCTTTATTCAGGAATTTTCTAAAGAACATATCAGATCGCCTCCACCGCGTTCTTTGCTACCCATCCATACACGTTGGAGCCTCCGCCGTTGATCTTGCAGAGCTGATACGGATAGCGCGAGCTCTTACTCAGCCCGATAACAAGCGCCTTGCCGCTATGGCAGTATGTCTGCGATCCGCCGTCCGGCTTGCTGTAATAAACAGACGCCCTGGAATTCACGACATCCCCGATCGCAAAGAAGTCCTTTGCCGCATCATTCGTATGCGTGCTGCTGGATGCCGTCGGCTTCGACCCGTTCCCCTTCAGTGCCTGATCGATTGCAGCGAATGTGAGCGGTCCAGCCTCGCCATCGACTTCCAGGCCGTGGTTTTTCTGGAACTCTTTTACGGCGTAATATGTATTACGCCCGAAATCGCCGTCAGCGCCGTCCGGCCCAACACTGTATCCAAGGTTGATCAGATTCTCCTGCAGCTTGCGGACTTCGACTCCTTTGGAACCCATGCGAAGTATGCCGTCTCCGTAGCTTCCGGAACCGGACGGAGATGGCGTCGTGGAAGGAGTCGGCGTAGGTGTCGGAGTGTATTCTCCTGTTGCACATTCCCACCTCGGTCTGCCGTATCCTGCGATGACCGAGCTTCCAATGCTGTACGATCTGCGCGCTACCATATCGGAAGTATTGCCTTCGATTGTTATGACCTTACCGCCATCTACGGACTCCACGATACCGGTGTGACCAATGTTACCTCCGGAGTAGAAGAAGATCTGGTCTCCGGGCTCAGGAGAGCTGTACAGAGCGCCGTTTGCGCGGTAGAAGCTCATGCTGTTTGCGCATGCGGCAGAACCCTGCCCGATCGGCTGATAGGTCATT